AACTAGTTTCATAGGTCTCCTGGTAAACTAGTTGCCAATTCTGGCTCAACGTTGCCTTTCTTTAAACCGCCAGCACTAGACCAACTAGTACCGTCCCACACTTTTAGTTGGTTAACACCAGCAGTATTATCGTACCATAATTGTCCTTCTATTGGATTTGTTGGTGCGCTGTCGTTAGCAAAATTTTCTAATAAGTGTAAAAAGTTTTCTGCAATAATTGTGCCATAACCAGTAACATTACGACCTGGAAATTGTAACGATGTTGAATCATTAATGGTATTATCTTCTACCGTTAATGCTGGTTTGTCTAAATTTGTTGAATCTGTATATCTAACTTGGTATGACATAATTAAGCCTCATTAAAACCGGTTAAGCTCTGTACTCTAACTGTGTAGTCTATTTGAATTAAACGGTTTAAACTCTTTTGTACAGGGTGGAAGATAACGTGTGTTAGTAAACGACCTGTTCCAGCAGGATCGTAACCTCTTAAACCTAGTTCATCAAACACATATTCGCCGTCTGTGTACGTGGCGTTGTCAAATGCGTCTTGATTGCTAGGCTCGCCGTAGTCTAATAAACAAGTGATTAAGATGTCTGTGTAGTTTGTACCAGTAACATGACGTGTTTCTATCTTATTTCTAGTTGGATCTAAATTATTTGTGCTTCTATCATCAACTACTTTAGTGTATGTTTCGTTGTATAAACTGGCATTAGACCCTGTGCTGTTAGGAGTAAGGTATGTAATAACTCCTGTTGGGTCCACCGAAGTGCCGCCATTGCCAAACACCATCTCATATATAAACCCTTTGCCTGCGTTTGCAAGACTTTCTGCCAGGGCTATACTCATATTTTCGTAGTGAATAGCGTTTTTCTTATCAATAAAGACTTCCTTAGTAGTTGGATCAAATATTTTTATATGTCCTTGTACTCGGATTCCTGAATTTTCGTTTGGTTTTGTTGTCATGTTAAAATCACCTGTATTCTATATTTATCGAGGCAAATTCGCAGTCTTTGCACGAACGAATTTTGCTTGGTCAGTTTGTGCATCAACAAGGCTCTGACCTTGTGCTACCCACGCTTGACCCACTTTCTTCTGTACAATAACTTTTGCGCCATTTGTTGGAGGCTCTGTTAAACGTACATAAGCACCCACATTCTTGTTTACTGCAAATTCTGCTTGTAATTGTTTGTCACCACTTGGGCTATCTGGGCCTAAACTTTCGTCCCATACTGATGTTGGATTTTTACGCAAGCGGCGGCCTGCTACAAACACTTCAATATCCAAACCTTCCCAGTATTCTAAAGGAATACTTGTATAGTCTAATACTGTACCTGTGCCTGAACCCACTGCTGTTGCTATAAATTCTGTACCAATTGTGTTAGAACTTGCGCCGATACTCATGTAATCTGTTGTACCAATGGTTTTAATCTTATAACCTCTTCCTACTTGAATATTTGCCACACTAATTTCGGCAGTTTCCTTATACCACTCACCAGTTTCTGCTGGGTTTCTTGTGGTAATAGTATTAACTATTGGGCTAAACGGTAACAAGATTTGTACATATTTTATAGCCGCTGGTGCTACGTAACTAGTTTGTGCCACTGTAACTGGTCCAACACTAAACGACGGATTTACTATTACTAAATCGTACGCACCAACTACTTCTGCTTGACTGATAAATGTCAATTCAGTACTACTTACATAAGTAGTGTTGCACTTAGCTCTCATATGAGAACCGGTCATTTCGCCAGTACTTACTGATAATGACACCGGACTGCCGTTTACTGTTTCGCTAACTGTAATATAATATTCTTCTGTAACTACATCCTGTCCATAAGTTAAAATATAATAAGAAATAGAAGAATCAATACCGCCAAAAACTGCGCCGCTGAATACAACTTCCTTGCCTACAAATAATCTATCGATGTTGCTAACAATTATTTCATTGGCAGAATTAACTTCTGTGGCTACAAATGTTGTTTTTAGTGTAGGGTCACCGATAACAACTTCAACGTTTTCCTTGAATCCAGTTCCTTTTACAGTCACAACTTGTCCGCCTAATGGGAACGCTGTAGTATTGTTAAAATTATACTTGACTGAAGTAACATTGATACCAAAACTGTTTTCATATATTTCAGATGCCTGTGAGTATCCGCCAGCAACTAAAACAACAGTTTCTGTTTCATCTTTATAAGGAACAGTTTGGTTTGTACTTGCATCAAGTACTGCTGTTCCTACTGGATGCACTTCAGGAACTCCAGTTCCTAGTGTACCTCTGCGTAGATATTTTAATGTATTTCCATCTTTTTCAAGATATTCTATACGCTCTTTATCAATTAGAACAATACCTGCTTGATTCTGACTACGCAATGGTTCAACTAAGCCGCTGGCATCTTCTAACACAATAGTTGTATCATAATAATTTAATGGCTGTGCTAATACTGCCGATGCTTCAGAATCTAATCTCTTATAGATTGTTCTGTTTAACATATCTTTGAATATTCTATAACCAAAAGGTCTACCAGTAGTTACATCGCTACTGAATACAATAAGGTCTATTACATCTGTAGATGTTAACACTCTGTTTCTATCAATTTGAATATAAGTTAAATTATCTTCTAAGATATAATCGATTTCAGGAGTTAACAATTCTCCGTTCAATGCTAACCAAATATACTGTGCGCCCAACGCAGGGTTTCTAAGTTGGATGCGTCCTGCTAATAATTGATTTAATCTATAGTAGTCGGTAGTTCCTACAGTCACAATACTTGCAGATGTAATATAATCACTATTACGTTCGATATCTAAAATATCGTGATTAGTAAATGTAGTAACTGCAAATTTATCGTTAACCGAGTAACTATCTACTAAGCGCAATTGAGCACCTGTTGAGTCTTCGTCAATGTAGTATTCTGCATTTTCTAAAATTACCAATGCAATTTTATCGCCAACTTTAGCAACTCCACGCTTAATTGTTAACTGATTGCTAGATGACTTCCAAGTAAATTGTCTTGAAATTGCTAGTTCGGTGCCGTTTAAGAAAACTCTAACCTTGTTTGCATCAATGGTATTAATAGCATAGTCAACTGTGCTTACTGTGTAAGTACGAACTGTTCCTACGACATCAAAATAAACAGTATCTGCCGGACGTAAAATTCTTCCAGCATATTCAACTAATACGTTATTATCAAACGGACGTAAGTTGGCCGGTGTATTTGTTAAACTATACACCTGACTTGTGCCGTCATAAACAACAGTTTCTGTTGAAACACGACTTACTGTGTTTAATGCTGTACCAATAATCGTGTAGTCGATAATTGCCGTATTGACTGGTGCTGTAGCAAATCTAATTCCAATGTTTCCAACTTCGCTGTAAGTATTATCTGTTACAAATGTTGTTACTGTGGCTGGTACACCGTTAACAGTAACTAGTGCAGAATAATCTCCATCCCAACGTGCTACTGTTACAAAATCTACAGAAACACCATCGCCAGTAAATGAATCGGAATCAAGAATGCTTGTACCGTTTTTGCTCATAGAAGTAATCACAACTTCACTGCCCACAGGCAAGTTAGTTGGGAACACAACTTTTTGCATAGCGTAATTTAGTGTATAATCTACATCTTGCTTTTTAATTAATCCGTTTAATTTAACAACTGCCGCTTGAGTGCTGTTTGGACGCTGTCCAATTAAGAACTCGTTTTCTGGCTCTGTTGTTATATAATGTCTTGTGACAATAATAGGTGTACCGTCTTCTACAGTATGGTAGACTGTAATTGCTACAGAGTCTACAACCTGTCCCGTAACTACTTCTTCCGGTGCATGGCTGTTAGTTGGTGTTACAAAATTGTCGCCGTCAAGATTGATGTCTTCTGCACGAATGCCTCGGGCAGTAGTATATGTAAAATCTCCGCCGCTGATTTCAGAGTCTAAATATTGCTGGTTTGGTCTAAAACTACCATCGCTGGTACTCTTACGGAAGATAATAGTATCTCCGCTGTTTACATCTACGTATGCAGGAATGACTATAGGAGTATCAGTGCTTCCGTCTCCTACAAATGTCTGCATCTGTGCATCTGGATTTGTAATTTCATCGGTTGCATTTAATGTTGCTAACTTTGCGGCAACATCAAGAGTTTTGTTAGCCACTTGTACTTGTTTGGCTGTTAGTAATGCTTCTGCATCGTCTAGTTCGCCTTGGGCAATGGTCAAGTCTGAAATTAACTGTGTTTCCTGTGCTTGATTTTCTGCCAATGTAGTTTGTAAAGCAAAGTATAAAGGATCGCTTGGGGAGGTAATTTCTAACTGTGCTTGTAAGTCAGCAATAACTGCCTGTGTATCAATAAGCTCTTGTGTTAGAGAATTAACTGTTATTTCTTTAGCGTCTTTATCTGCTTGTAGAGCAATCTCTTCAGCAGTATAAACTTCTAATAATGCGGCTGCGGTATTATATGCAGTTTCGGCACTGGTGTAAACGTCATAATTAATGTCATCAATTCTTACACCATTAATATAAACGTTAATCTGTTCTCCATCTGCAGGAATATATGGCAGATTATAAGAACGTGTTGTACCATCTGATACAACTAAAAAGTCTGTATAATCTTCATCGAAGTCGTCCCAGCCAGCAGTAAACCATGGAAGTCCGTCCCAACCAGAACTTATTTCAAATCCTAGCCCTGTAATTTCAACGCCGCCGTAGTCAACTCCAGACATTAACTGTCCTAGGTCTTTACCAATCTGTCCTGTTATTGGACTATAGTAATATTGAATTCTATCTGCGGCTGTAAGAAGTCTTATATCTTTAGTATAAGTTACAGTAATATTAGAACTGCCAACTTCTGCCGCAGTAGATAACTCTAATATACCAATATAACGTGTATATCCTAACGAAGTATCTTTCTTATTATAAACTGTAAAATCACTAGACAATAATTCTTCGTTAGATACTGTTACCGCAGTCTTGTTTGTTCTAATATCAATAGGCCAGTTTAACTGGAACAATGTTCTAGATCCTGTACCATCGAATGTCTGCGACATTGTAATAGAACTTACTTGATACTCCGGAATAATTCTGTCAAATTTAACACCAATGGTGTTTGTTCTTGTAACGCCTTCTCCAAGAATTGCTGTAGCCTTGGCTGTTACTCCGCTTGCGCCAACTGATCCGCTAATAACTATAGTAGGTGTAGTTAGGTAACCTTCTCCTTTAGTTTCTACTGCAATCTTTGTTACTGATCCTTGTGAAATATACGCTTTAGCAGTGGCTTTAGTTTTGCACACACCAACTACTTCAACAGCAGGTGCGGCTTGGTATCCTGAGCCACCGTCAACAACAACAATTTCTGTAACACGATATCCAGCATGATCTAACCAATCACTGTATGGTGCATTTAATATTGCAGATGAGTTATATGTAATTACAGAATTATTGACTTTTACATCAAACGGAAGAATTTTTCCTTCTTCAGTATCATAACGTGCTGGAAGGTCAAAGTCTGTAGTTCCTGTATATGTATTATCAGTTGCTGTGTAATTGCTGATAAATTCTCTAACTTTAGTTCTGTAAGGTTTTACTTCATTAATGTATTCTTCGTAACTAGCAAGATTGTCATTTTTATAATTAACTTTTTGTTTTAATTCGCCAAGGTTGTGTTGACTCTTAACGAACGAAGTCTTAAATGCCCAATCAACAAATGTTTGTTCTGAGAATACGTAACGCAGACTTGCAAAGAATAACTTATTATACTCTACTTCTAAATCGTCTATTAATAAATTATTTTTAATGACATCGAGAATAATTCTTAATTCTTCTTTTGGTTCGTCGTCGTATACATCGCCATCATAGGTAAAACTATCAAATCCAATATTACTATTTGTAAACTTGTACAAATTACTATTGAATTGGATTGTTCCGTTTTGACGACCTACTGTTGTGTAATTTAAAGAAATGTTATCTGTAACTAGTGTATTAATTCTTTCTAAAAGAATCCAACCACCAGATTTTTCATTTTTAATTTTTACTAAATCGCCTACAGCAATATCTATGAAACTCATTTCATATGAGAAGTCAACTAAATGGTCAACTTTAGTAAATGCGCTGTAGCCATCGGCATACCAGTCGGCATAATCCCAATGCTTGGTTACATCATAAATTTGAGTTTTTGATCTGAACCAGTCGCCTTTGACACTATCCCAAATGTATAAACTCCATTTATTAGCCGCTGTTTCATCATTGTTGACTAAAATTGTAAATGGTCTAATATACAATGTAGTAGAATCTAAATAATCTCGGCCAAAGTTATCAACTGTTACACCAGTAACTTCGCCAATAGTGTTAATCTTTGCTGTTAATTTTACGCCAGTGCCTGCACCATTAACTATAATTTCTGGAGCAATTTTATATCCACGGCCTGGATTTGTAACTACAACACGTACAATCTTTCCTGCTTCTACTACCGGAACAGCAGTGGCTTGAATAAATCCTGTAGAGCCAACAAAACGTATTTGACTTTGACTGTCGATTGCAATATCGTACTTTCCTGATAATTCAGTCGGAGGTTCTTCTTTAGAGTTTAATGCTGTAAAATCAAAGTCGTCAATAATTGCACGTTGTATTAATACAGAGTTAACACGCTCTATAAATTGTTTTAGAGCTTCAAGTCTGTTAACAAACATACCTTGACGAGGTTTGTTTAGAATACCGTATTTCAATTTAGCAGGCAATCTAGGATCTGGCACTTCTGCGCCGTTGATATCGTAACCGATTAAACTGTCAAACCATTTCTGTTCAACATACTTGTTAAGTTTTTTATTAGTGTTTCCTTCTGCTAATAACTGATAATGTGCATGAATATTGTTTTCAGTATTATTCACTGTCCAGTAACGAACATTTAGTGCAACATCTTTGCCTGTGATTAATCCTTTGCAGTTCACTAATGCAAATTGATTTTTACCTAATAAAGTAGCATACTGAATGCCCTGACCTTTAGGATTGGATATTAAATTTGCAACATCGCTGGCAGACGTTTTTCTAAAGGTAACGTCAGGTACTGTAGTTTTATTTTTAACCCAGAAATAATAAGTGTTGGTAAATGTTTTGCTTATAGTATCATATTTTTGTTTAATACTGTATGCAAGGTCGCCGTACTTAGATGTTCCGCTAATACCTAATGCTAGTCCAGTTTCAGTATCTGCTAACGAATCCCATTCGCTCGGTGTGTATTCAGATTCTACCCATTCGTAGATATCCACAGTGGAATCATTGTAGACATTATTCCAAGTGTTGGCTTTATATACAATAGATCCTTGTAGGGGATTAGCAAATTTAATAGTGCTGAGATCCCACCATAATTTACCAACATGAGGTGTTGTCCATCCCATTAGTAAATCTACTACTACAGATTCTACACCAACTGTATATATTGCTGGATCGTAGTATGTTTTGAATGTTAATTCTTGTTCAGCGATTCCTAAAATCTTTCCTGTAATTGGATCGATAAAATCTAAGTTGGCAACTACGCTGTTTGTTCTTGTATTATATAAGAACAATGATTTAATCTTAGATAAGTTAACACTAGGTTCCGGTTCGCGGAACTTAGTCCAAGATTTAGTGCTTCCAGAAAACTCATGGAATGATCCGTTAATCGATGTTTGATCGTTAATATAAATTTTTCTTGCTACAACAAACGCATCGCCGTAGTTAATTCCAGAAACTGCTGTTGGTTCTAATTCGTCGCCGATTAAGAACTTGGCGTCGTATTTTTCATAAACACGAACACTGCCAGTAAATTCTTGTTCTTCGATAAATGTAGTTACATTTAAATCAAATGTTGTTTCGCCGGAGTCAATTATTGTTTCAATTGTTTGACTACCACCGTAACTATAAATTACTAATCTATCATTGTCTAGATTAAATCTTACTCTATATCCAAATTTTTCACTGTCTTGGTTTAGCGGACTTGTAATAAAATCATCAGCAACGTATGTTGAAGCATTTAATTTGAATAGTGCAACTGCTCCTTGATTAGATGCTACGCCTGAATACCCTGGTACACCAACAGCAACAAAAGTTGAATCTTTTGTAATTGCTACAGATGTGCCAAAATTACTACCTGTTTCTAAAACTTCTAGTGATGTAAAATCGCTAACATTGATTTCTTGTACTGTTGTAAAGGCTGTTCCTGCTAAACGAACAACTAAAACAGATTCGTCATTTTTAGATATTGCTACAATATTGCTCGAACTAATATCTATGTCAGTTATACTAATACCTGTTGGTAGAGTTAGTGTTGCTAGGAAAGTGTTTGTTGTTAAGTTATACGCAGACACGGCTGCTGGAACTGAAGATCCATTGCCTTTAGAAACAATGTATAATACATTTCCATTTACCTGTATCTTCTGTCCAAAATATTGGAACTGTGTTGGTGTAGCACTTTGAATTACTCTTGTAAATTCGTAACTGCCGTAGATATTTTTTGTGTACTGTGCCACATAACCAATATCCACTTCTGTAATGATTGGAGGATCTGTTGGTAGAGCACCTGGTTCAGATGTAATACCGTAACGCGGTGCGCCTACAAATAAGTAAGATCCGTCGGCATTAAAGCATAAACTATCACCGAAACTTCCGTTAGTGTCGGTAAATGTTTCTGTCGATAATGGGAAAATAGAATCCTGGAACGCCCATCCAAATGTCGATGTAGGTCTGCTGTAGAACAAAACTGCATTTGTTGATGTTGCTGCCAATACTGTTTCTGTGTTATCAACCGCAATAACTTTTCCAAAATAATTTTCTTCACTAGTGATTTTTGTGCTAGTGTATGTTTTAGCAAACTTCCAGACACTCCAAGCATTGTTGACTCCGTCTGTCCATACTATTTCATTATTTTTCTTAGCAGAAACAGGCAAGGAATTTAAATCGTTAATTGACGATAGTCGTTGTGGAGTAAATTTAAACAAATTAATGTTTAAAAATAAATTAATTTCTGCAATTGCCGCAGTATCTAAATTAGCAGGCATGGTTATTTCAAACCAGTTTAAGCCTGTATCTAATACTTGTTTAATGCCTTCTAACGAAGCATTAGTATTATTAATTCCAATATAAGATCCAACTTCTATATCTACAGGTAGTTTAGTATTAAGAGTAATTCTTAAGTTAGTACCTTCTGATACACTCTTAACAGACTTAGCGAAATTAGTAAATCTATAAACATTCCAAGAACTGTTATCAAATCCTAACCAGAAATATGTACCTTCTACAAGATTTTTAATATTGTAGTTGGCGAATTCATCTTTAGAAGAAATAATGTAGTCAACGTCTTCATAGTTAACATAGCCCGCAGTTCTAATATATTCTTTCTGAGATGCTAGTACTGGGAACGGCTCGTGTGTATAGTCGTCAGGTTTTAAGTAAACTTGATCCTGAGTAATTCTATAAACAAAATCGTTCACTCCAAACGGAACTGCATTTACTAATTCAATTGGCTGTGGGTTAATTAAGAATTTTTCTTCATTAAGAATATATTCTACTTCCTCGTAGCCACCGCTGGCACCGTATTGTCCTAAGCGAATTGCCCACTCTTCAAAGAATTCTAAACTATCTGTGTTTGCATAGTTTAGTGCGTCAAACAATTTAGATAAACTGTTTTGTGTACCCTTTTCTTGAATCATACCTTGATAGAACTTGTACTGACTTACATCATCATTAATAATATTCTCAAGGTATTGGCGCTTTTGATAGCCGATTAAATGTTGAGCAAACTTTTGTTGGTCAACATCAAAACTATCTGTATCTAAATCATAAAAATCTTCAAACTGTGTAGCACGATAATCCCAGTTAGGAATTAATTTACTTTGTGGTCTTCCATCTAGTCTGTACCAATTATTGTCGTCAAACAATTCTGTACCTGGAACATTTGTTCTGGCACTATAATAAAATTCTTTGTATTTTACAGTTTCACCTAAGGCATAGTCTTTCCATGCTGTCCATTCTGAAACAACTGCACGGTCGTAGACAAACCCTGGAATACTAAAGTCGCCTGTCCAGTCGCTAATTTTATATCCAACTACTTTAATACGTTCTTGTCTATAGCCCTGTACTTGATCGTAGATAATGTCATTAAAAATTGTAGTGTCATCTAAAATTAAAACGTGTTCTTTTTGTACAAGATTCAATGTAGCATGATATAAACCGTCTGCTGTATTTTTTGGTCGCAGACTAAAACTATTATTTTCACGAATGCTATTAGTAAAACTTGGTTCTAATTCTACGCCGTCTTGTTTGAATAGGCTATATTCATAGAAAGGATCGTAAATGCTGTCAACTACAGCATAATCTTGTCTGTAAATCAATTCTTCTGCGGCAGGACTTACAGTAATAATCGAACCTTCGGCCCAGTTTTGTGTAGTCCAAAACGCAAACTCTTTGGCACTGGTTTGCCAGTCTGTGACTGTTTTTAAATTAGGATTAAAATATTCAAATGTGAAACCTGCATCTGTTAGATATTTTCCGTAACCTAATAAGAAATCAACGACTTCTTGTACTGTTCTTAATTCTGCGCCGTAGTGTAATGTGCTTACAGATTTTTCAAAATTTCTTCTTATTACAATCTGACGTCCGCCAACAATTGGTAGATATGGCAGTTTAACAAAATACTTTGATTCAAATGCCGTAGTACTTGTATGCGCTACAGTAACTCTAAAATAGTTTTGATCTGTCTTAACAATTTGACCTTTGCTGTAGAATTTATTTGAATTCCAGTCAATATAAGTTTCAGAGATTCCGCCCACATTGATTATCGGGTCCGATACTGTATCCAGAGCTTTTTTATACTTAAATTCTGGTATAGATTTATCGTAACCTTTAATAACAAAGCCGCTGGTTGTTTTTTCAATAATTACACCGCTATAGTTAATAGTAGTAACTGGTGTGCTAGAGTTTAAAATAATGTTATAGTTTTCCTGAGGAATGAATACATTGCCTTCATTCAAAGGACTACGACTATCTAAAATTAATTTAAATTTTTCTTTAGTAGTAAAGCCGGCTAATTTGCTGGAAATTTTTACTTGTAAAGAAGTTAAGTCTGATTTAAAATTGTCAAGTATTGCAAACGATTTGCTAATACCATAGTCTGACAAATAGTTTACTAGTCCGCTGGTAAACACTCTTGTGCTGTCTTTAACAGTACTTGGGAATACCATATTTGTGGTATTAAATCTCAAGTTACCTGTAGGAAGTTTATAAACAATTTGTCCTGTTTGATCTCTGTACTGGCGAATTCTATCAAATCCTAAAGCAAACATTTTTGCAGGACGTAATAGAGTAAGTGCAGTAATTAAAGAAAATGCGTAATGACTGCTACGTCTCCACGCTGTTTCAATAGGTGTTTGATCGCCAAAAGTGAATTCTTTTTCTGTAAAGACTGAAACAAAATCTGAAACTAGTCCAACAGTTAGTGGGTCAATTAATTCTCCTGACGCATTAACAGGTACATATTTTAACAATTCAGGTCTAGCATATAAACTGTTTCGTGTTGGTAACTGACCCGGAGCTCTTACAAGGCCTTCTGCTAGGTCATTCCATAGTAATAAATTATCTTTAGTATAAGGTGCTGGACCGTAGGTAGTCTCCCACCATTTTGGTTTAATACTGAATCCTAACATCTCCCATGGATGTGTGTGCGGACGATCTGTATCGTAGAAATATTTGTATATTCCTCTCCAGAAACCTGGCAACGGATTTCCTTGCGGGTCAGCAAATGACTTATAGTTATAAGTAAACGGCTCGTTTCTATCAAAGAAACTGTGTTTAGTATAATCGTCGTTGATTAAACTAGTCCAGTTTAAGAACTCTTGTCTTAGTGTAGAATTCAATTCGTCAACAGTAATATCGGCATTTCTAAAATATCCAGTCATTAATGTATCAAGATTAAACAATTCTGGATTGTAACGAATTTTAATATTATTATAGATACGTGTTTCTAATTCTAGTAATAACTCGTCTCTAAATTCATTTGGCTCATCTGGTTTTGAAAATGCAACAGTAATACTACCGTCGTGACCTTGTATAACTTTTGTAGGAGTAACATAAGTGTTATCGACAAAAATCTTTGGTTCAAACAATGGATACAATCCTAACTTAGTAGGAGTCGGTGGAACACAACAGCCCGCAGTTTGATCGTATTGATAAATTTTTAATATATCGCCAGTTTGTATTGCAGATAATATTCTAACAAAACTTGTATTGACGAAAATGTAATCTCTGCCGTGCAGTAAAAGATCATCGTTGACATATACCATTACTGCTTTAGAACTTGCTTCGTCTAAATTAAAATCGAATGTCAGTGGATAATCAGTGAAGGAATTATCAATAACTTCTTGTTCATAGACAAAATTAACTCCAAACGGAACCATGTCGCTTAGATAAAATGGAGACTCGACTGTTTTATCTTTGGTTACTTCTTTAAGCACCAAATCTAAATGTGTACGAGTTATACCATCGTAACCATATGTAGTTGCAGTTCTAATTAAATTACGTTTGAATTTAGAATATTCGTCTCTGGCATAACGCAAACTCTTAATAATGTTAACGTTTTTATTTGTAAAACTATACATGATTGGTGCTAAAGGTCCAGAATGCTGAACTATCTGTGTACCATATCCTGATATGTTTCCTAGGTCGCGCAGATTACTAATGCCTGGAATGTTACCTTCAAACTTAACAAAATTTTCTGAAATAGTTTTTAAATGATTAGAAATTTGACCTAAGGTCAAATCTTCTAAACTTAAATTTTGCGGGTTGCTTTCAAGATTACTTGGGAATTTATAATATCCGATGTTATCTAATTTAGTAGCAGAAGACATTGTTTCTATAACTACAACATCGTCTACAGTTAAATCTGCGGTAAACTGAATGTAAGCAATACTATTTTGTCTGTAAATTTCATAATCTGTACGTTTCTTATTGTTAACAAAAACCTTAACATCTAAGTCGTCTAACATTCCGCTCTTTGCATAGACGTCAATAGGGAATAAATTTAACAAATCTGCCTGGACATTGATTTGTCGTATAACCGGTTGTTTTGTTTGAAACTCAGATTTGACCCATCCATTAACAAGTCTATAGTCTGAAAGACTATCATTAATTCGAAGATACCCTCGGTCAAGCACTCGTGTGATAAGTTCAACTTCGCCTTGATAGGTAAATGAATCTTTTTGTAAATTGAAGTCAAAAACAATATCTCCAATATTACCAATGTTTCTATAAGAAATATTTTGTGTTAAAATATTATCATATGTGTCGCCTGGCTGGTAACTAAAAACTTTAGATCCGATAAATGAAGAACCAATATAAGTTGTTCTATCTCCAAAACTTGTGGCGTTTACATCAACTACATCAAACAATGGTGCAACATTAACTGCTGTTTTGTCCTGACTCTCTACCCACGCACCACTAGAATAGTGGAACATTTTTCCTTTAAAATTGTCGCCGTCTGTAACTAGTACAGTTTCACCGTCAATAGGAGTAGTATCTGTTTCTTCTAATAGTGTAATTCTCTTAACACCAAGGTGTGTAATAAATCCAATTTTAAAAATACGACCATTTACAATGGCATCAGTATCAGCGGCAAACAGAACACGCATGCCTTCTAGTAATAATACACCGTCAATATTATAACCTATACTACCTTCAACAGTCGAAAACGCATCTTTAGTATACAAGTCAACTAAATCAACGCTACGCTTTGCCTGACGTCCAAAATTCCATAATTGTAAGTCTGGTTTAAATTCAATAATAGGTCGTTTAGCTCTAGCAGTCTGATCTATTTCAACAGGTTGATTATTATATGTTGCACTGGCTTCTATGACTGAACGATGGAACCAGCGGTTATATCTCGACCAGTGATTTCTATCTCTGCTTGCTCTGCTGATAGTGATATAATCTTTTTCCGCAGGATAGTTACTATTAACATCAAAACCTTGTGTATCAAAGTTTTCTGTATCAAATTCGATGTCGCTGTCTAAGGCAAAAGATGATGGAGTTTGTAAATCAAACTCTGCAATTAATCTAATTTTATCACCTACACCTTCAACATACCAGTTGTCTGTAGCATACTTCGCCGGAGTAACATTACCTATAAAATAAACTTTCATACCGTTGGACAACTCTGTTGTACCGTCAATATTATATGTTTTCTTTCCTAGTATTTCTTTTTCGACATCGATAAATGTATTCTCGGCAATATCATAAATTTTAAAGAATCCAGATGTATTAATATTGTTAGCACTAACGTAATATAATAAATCTGGTGCATCGTCTGGAACTGTAAAAGTAATAGTTCCCACTTCTACATAAGGAGTATCGCTGATAACCCCATCAGTGTAGATATAAGAATCGGCCATATCTCTGATTGTCTTAAATGCGATTGCATTACCTGGACAATTAATATCAAACTTATAAGTTTGACCTCTATACAATTTTAGACTTGGGTTGCGAGTTAATCCGTCTGGACTGAAAACATAGGCAATATTGTCAACATCGCTGACAGTAGTCACAGTATATGTGCTAATAATACTACGAGATTGTCCTTTAACTGCAATAGACTGCGGACCTTTTGGTAGCCAGTAATATTCTCTATAGTTAACAAATTTGTCCCAATCTATATTAGGATTCCAACTATAAAACTCTTGACTGTTAATCTTGCTATGGTCTACCGCAGAAGAATTAAAATATACAAGTTGGTTGATATAGTCGTTATAATCACTGAAGAATGTTACATTCTCTAAACTATCTTTGACAATAATTGCTGGCTCAAGTTGGTAGGCAGAACGTTCTACAGATATTTCATCAACATAGTTGTCCGAAGGCACATAGGCTTTGCTATTTTTTCTACCAATATACGCATTAATTTTATCAACATTGCCAACAGAAATTAACTGATCTAATGTTCCGTTTAAAAATTTCTGATTGGTACTAGTTCTAAAATATCTAGGTAAAAAATTAACCGCGCTTCTAGTTGTATCTGTACCGATTGGCAGACTTGGTTCTTTTTGATCTTTAGTAAATGCCATTTACTGTCCTTTAGTTACTTACTATGCCGTTTGCTGAAGTGGTGCTAGATGTTAGCACAACTCCTGTTGTGTTTAATCTTGCCGCTGTAATTTCTGAAATAATTTCAACATTATCTACAGACACAGAACTGGCAAATATTTCATCCGGATTTGCTTTAATTTCATAAAGACTGCCAAATGACAAGTTTTGATTTTTAGGAACTAAAACAATATTTGCAATTCTTGGACTCATTCTGTTCATGATATAGGTTGCTAATTCTCCAAAGTAGAATGTATCTCCAAAGTCCCAGTTATCTATAGAAAAGAATTCCTTAATTGCGCTAACAACTCCAGTCTTAATATCATTGTCGCTGACTACTAATGAACTATTTTTAACAACTTTAAATGTTGCCTGTAGACTAATATCTGCTTTAGATCCAAATAAATTTTTATATTTTACAGGATGATAGATTACTTCGTCGCTAATTGCTTTAATTTTTCCTAACTCTGCACCAAAATTAATGAATAGTGCATCACTGCTTGGAGGCAGTGGCTTGGTTGTTATGTCACCGTTTAGCCACAAGCGATATTGCGTGTCATAGTTTTTTGTTAACATGAATACATCAATAATATTTGTTGCTGCCGGATCTATTCTTGCACTTTCATCTGCGGCGTGTACGTATTGGAATTTTAACATGTCTCTGCCCACAAATGCTCTGTACTCTGTAGTGATTACAAAACTTACACTTTCTTTATAGAAAACTTTAACAACGTTTTCATCCATAATATAGATTAATTGTTGGTTGTCTAACAGATTGCTGTCTACTACACCCTGTGTCGTAAAAATTTTAATTAGATTATTTTCATTCTTAATATAATAGTAATCTGTTATACCATCGATACTAACTCTGCTCTTTTGAAAAATAAATTTTTGTTCTGGGTTAACATCTGGTGCAACAATAACATCAAAAATTTCTGGGTTGTCAACTACACCGTCTTCGTCCTGATCGTAAAAACTAATTGAAATCTTTTTACTATCGATGTAGCCGTCAGATCCTTTATATTCGTCAACAATTTCCCAATTAACATCTTGATTAATCGGTGTTGTGGCATCTGGTTCTGGGTTGATTCCTAATACAGAAATTTTGTCTCTAACAATTTTTCCTGTACTAGTGTCGTATACTTTGTCTGAACTATCAAAGAAAAATCTAATTTCTTTTTCGCTTTCAAAAACGTAGCGAGTGCCGCGACTTGTAACAGTATAAGTTTCACCGTTAGTTTCAAATAAAATAATCCAACTGGCGTCTAATTGTTGGTTACTTACATCTCCTGCTTTACCTAAACTAAAATCGTTTTTCTTATCGACGTTGGTGTCTGTAACAATTTTCCATGTAGTAAGATTAGCATCGTAACGTAAACCAAATTCTTTATTAGCAAATATTAAATCAACCATTCTGGTAATTACGCTAGATTCTAAACCTGTTACAAATTTAGGTAATATAGAATCTATGTATGATCCGGTAGCAATAACATCGTTAAGGATAACCGGTCCGGTTCCGTCAGTTAATTGTCCTGTATTTGAAGCAGTACCATCAGAAATAACATTAATTACTTTGCTCCAAATGTATGTTTTTGAATTTTCATCTGCCGCTGTTGCATCTATAATATTATTATCTGCATCAAATACTTTTCCTGTCGGTGGAATAAATTTTGCAAGGGCACCTGGAATTAAGTATCTCAAATTAGAACTGGTAAAAGATCCTAACTTCTTTGTGGCTGCATTTTCAATGTCGCCTACATAACCTGTAGACAAATTAACTGCATTAGTCTTTTGATAAAATGCACTATAATTAGGTGCTAGTGTAACTGTTGGATATCTGTCAAGATAAAAATCAATAGTTTTTCTAAGAGCAAGTATAGGCTCTATTTGATTTAATACTACATTTTCGATATCAGAACGTGTGCTTACGCTAAAGGTAAAAATATCTACTATCGGTTCTTTATAGATAACTCCATCTGTACCAAACAAATTAGTCGTGCTGTATTTTCCTGTAGAATCTTTTAGGTCAAAATAACGGCTAATACCACTGCTAACTCTGTTAACAGATTTAATTTTAACAACTTCTTGATTAACACTTAGTGGAAGAATATTATAATCTTCACCGGTGATCATTCGACTCTGTGTATAATAAGTTGCAGGAGCATTGTTTTTAATTTCGTCAGATGTTTCTGCAATAGTCGCATTAGTAACTGTATATTTTAATCCTAATGCAACGGTTACAACTTCCTTCTTTCCTGAGCGACTGATGTAAGGAATATCAATGGTAACGTTTTTAATATCTGCTGGATTAATAGAATAAGACTGTCCATTACTTGTTCTGTAATAAACTTTAAAATTACCTTGTGGTAAATTTCCAAAAGTTCCATCAGAAAAGATTAATCTAATACGATCCAATGAACGTGTAAGCACAGAGTAAACATCTCTAATATTCTTAGAAAGACTATTGTAAATGATGTTGTTGCCTTCAACAGAATCAACTTTAGTCCATAGTGTGGATTCAAAACCAATACTGTCAAGTCCGTATAACCACACGTCTGTGTTGTTTACGTTAGGACTGTCAATGTCTAATGTTTCACTAGTGCTTGGTCGTTCAATTGTAAATGTACTTTCTTGTAATGTACCTTGACGGAAATGTACAAAGAAACCTGTGTTACTACTAGGAGGACCGCCGCCATCATCTCTGTATAAGAATGCTAGACTGTTTGTTGGAAACGGAGGTTCTTCATAGATAAAGTTTGCTCCAGAAAATGATGTAGATACTACTTCGAAATCAATATTTCTACCATCAATATTTTTGCTAAATCCGTAGATAGGCACTTCAGTATTTGATGCGTTGAATCGATATTGTTCGCAAGGAACACCACTAATTGTTGCGCTGTCTGTTGGTTTTCCAAATTGGCTGGTTTCTGGCAACGAAGCATTGATTACTTTAATAAACTGCTCGTACCAATTGCTGTTAGCACTGTCATTCCATACAATAGTCTGATTGGATAAATCTCTGCCGTTGCTGTCAATAACAGATTCTGTTGTAGATATAGAAGTGAACTTTAAAAGTCCGTTGGCTGGCTGATTGCGCTTAGGGTTGTAGGATAGTAAACGTGCTAGACGTAGCACACTTTCACGACGTTCTGCTAGTTCAAGGAAGTTATCACGAGCGTTTAAATCAAATCTAAATGCTAGGTTTTGTCCCAAGAAAGCAATAAGGTCAATAAGGGCCAAGTATTCACTTGACTCAATATAATCGTTAAAATCTTCTGGATAATTTTCACGTAGATACGTGATCATAGTACGACGAAGGTTGTCAAAGTCGTACGATTTAAAGTCTGCGTTTTTAAAGCTCTGGTATACTCGTTTCCAGTCTTCTGCCGCTATTAGTTTATTTTGTCTATCTACACTTGCCATAATCAGCCCTCGATATTATATTTATCAAGTCTAAAAAGTGGGTAGATTATTAACTGAGGATGTTATTTTCTTCGTCAAATCTGAAGCGTAGTTGTTCAGAAATATTATAAGGCAAATAAGTTAAGTTACATTCTACTTGAATGCCGCTTTCATATTGGCTTACTATAAGGCTATCTACTTTAACTCTAGGGTCGTAGTTCATTATCTGTGTAACGTTTTCTGCAATAATATCTTTTAATTCTTCTGTTAAAGGATCGAATAAAAGGTCCCAAATAATACAACCAAACTCAGGATTTTCTAATTTTTCACCCTGTCTAATATGTAGATGATTCACAATATCCTGCTTGATTAGACTTAAATCATATAGTGTAAAACTACCTGTTGGGTTGCTAATTGTGCTTAGTCCGCGGTACGCTCGGCCCGTTGGAACGGCATCTGGTATTCCGTTTTGAGGGATTACACTTCTACCTGAGACTGAGTTATAAGTTGCCATAGTTTAATATTTATTTCTTATTTTTTTGATATCTTTTTGAAGGTATCAACGATTTTAGACTGTGTTCCATCTGTTACACTTGCACTAGAACTAGAGTCTGTTTTAGCAGGAGTATGGCCTGCTGGATTTAAATTTTCATGTCCTGACCACGGTTCGTGCTGTGGAATTCGCTTGGGCGCACTAGCCGATCCGCAGGTCGATGCCGCAGGGCCGTTCATATGAATTTGGCTGGCTGTTTCAACATGGTTGCCGCCGGCACTGATATTGCTCTGTCCGCTAACTGTTAATTTGCTGTCTGCACCTACAGACACTAACCAGTCTGCACCCGTTTCCGTGTGCATTTTTTCTCCGGCAATTAAATTTATATTTCTACCGGCTTTCATATTAATATCTCTGTCTGCTGTAATATTTAGGTCGTTTTTAGTATGGATACTAATGCTGTCTTCGGCAAAAATATCTATCTTTCCGTTGCTAGTCAATTCGATCCAAGTAGTACCTCGAGCATTACCTATGTAAATTAAATCTTCACTATTGTGTAAAAGAATCTGATGTCCAGTTCTTGTCCTAATACGAAATAATTCATTGTGAGGTATATCTTTGCTGCCGCCTTTGTCATCTACAGACACATAATTAGAAGCAGTTTCTGAAGCATGTCCTGTTCGTAGATAATTTTCATCGCCGTCATCCATTACTAAAGTTGTGCCGCCTAAACGACTAACAAAGGCTCCTTTAACAGGATTTTCTTTTGTTCCAACTGTACCGCGTGCCTGTCCAGATAATCTATCTACAGGCCCTGGGGTACTAATACCAAATACATTACTTGGGCTTTCTCTGCGAGCAGAGCTAGTTGTTATGCCTCTAATTTCATCTGTTAGTAAACCTTGTGTGCTTAATACTCCTGTAAACGGATGTACAGGTTTTTTAATTTGTGTAGCATCAGGTTGATTTCCTGTATTAAGTTTTTTATTGTATTCTGCTACAGGTTCTTTTGCTGGAGGAATTTTTGTATTCAATTCCGTTGCGGCAATTCCAGGAATCATAAAATTCATGTATTCATCCTGAACACAGCCTAGCCAGAAACCTTTGCTAGTATCGCCTTCAATAAAAATAACAACAACTATTCCTCCTTCAGTTGGCGGCACCATCCACATACCGTAACTTTTTTGTGTGTCGTCATAGGTATTATTTTTTCCCACATGCTCTAAACTAGTAACACCATAAAATGGACTTAGATACTGTACAGGATATGTGCTACCTTCACTGTTTGGTATATTACCAACATCACGCAATAACTGTACATGGAGTGTGCCCATATATTTGTTATCTTCATTTCTAACTACTCTTGCCAAGTGAGGGCCTGGATCAACTCTTCCACCGCTTACTTCATTACTTCTATTATTTTCATTAGACATTATGCGCCGCCTCTTGGTCTTCCTGGAATTGGTATTCCTGTATTAGTGTATTCAACTTGACTTTCTCTCGATCCTTTAGAAACAGAATCGATTGACTTCTTAGCAGTTTCTCCTGGACGTTGTGTTAATGATTTACCTTCGTCTGTGTTAGGCGGTAATACATTTTCACCTTTATATCCAGTATGATAAACTCCAGTATTACCTGTCTTAGGATCTGTCCAAGTAAATCTGCCGCCGCTATTTCCTGCACTCTTTCTTGCAGATGCAAATGCCTGTGCAAACGTTTGTTGTTTTGGAGGTTCAGGTTTGTTTGTTGCTTGTTCTGCTACAGGAACTTCTTGTTTTTTAACATCTTGTTTAGTTTCAGCCGGTGCTTCTTTAACTGGTTCTTGTATTGGTCTGCGTATTGCTTTTAATGTTTGTGTAAATTTTCCGCCTTTAAAGACGTTTGTAACTTCTTGAACATTATACAACCCACTAAATCCTGCATTTTGAACACCAGACATAAAGTCCATGTTTCCGGTGATAGAATTATAATCCGATGGTGTTCTAAAATTAACGATAACATCGACTTCGCCACTTTGATAATTCATTGCGCCACTGGATGTTTCATTAAAGTTTGCAGGAATGTCACTGAAATTTCCCATACCACTATCGGCAATATAGTAAGGGTCTCCTAGTATTTCTATGTCTGCTGTCATTAAATCTGCTTGACTGTTTAGTAATGCTTCGTAAAAGTTTTTAGCAACTAAACTACGATAGTCATCGTTTGGACCGCCACCAGCATTTTTATATCTTCTAAATGTTTCGCCTACAGGAACAACTGGAGCACCTTTTTCAACAGCATTTTTGTTTGCTTCGTCGTTGGTCGGTTGTCCTGCGGAACCTACGCCTTGGCCATTAATTTGCGGGTACACCGCGCCGGATAGTGCGTTTTTATCTGCATAAGCCGTTGTAAACAATCCTGCTTTTAATTGAATATTAAAAGTAAGAATATCTACGTTTTTGCCAGTGTAAATGTAATTGTATTCTTTAACTGCATTCTTTTTTAATTCATCGTAACCCTGTGGCTGTGCGCCTGGAGGTTTAAATCTGTGCTCGTGTACAAGATATTCAACAATTTTAAAAACATAAAGTTTAGGAATCTTTGCCCTGTTATTGTTTCCAGGCTGTGGCTTTAAATTGAATACCTGTGTTTCAATTCTAAACCATTTTTTAAATCCCATTTTGTCTGAAGGCGCCGTTGTGTTTGTTTTACAAAATTCGCTCATCAACAATACTTCTGTAATAGCATTAACTATTGTTGTGCCTTGGCCAAATTTAAAAACTTTATCCTTAGGATCGTAGACGTTGTCTTTTCTAGAGTTAGGCTTGTCTGGGTCTTTTTGTATTTGATCTTTAGGTTTTAATTGACTGTCTCCGCCAGTGTCTAGGTCAAATCCCATTTTTGATTTACCTATATCGTTTAAAGATTCTGAATTCTGCACGAGCATTTTTACAGATCCTGCTGTGCCGCCCACAGAGTTACTACTTTTGTTTAATGTTA